TTATATTTGTAAAAGTATTTCTTAACTGCTTTATCTAAATATGGTGTAACAAAAACTTTATTATGTTTCTGTGCTAACTTCTTATGTTGTAAATAACCAGCACGATTTTCTCTTTTAAAATAATCATTTCTAAACTCATCGAATAAACTTTTAGGTTCTTTATAATGCATACAAGCTTTTTTACTTACACCATAATATCCATCTGCAGCCCAACCAGACAAAACATATTTCTCTTTAATACACTCATAAACATATAAGAAAGGATATACACATTCGAAATGTGTTTTCTTTTGACACCCATGTTTTACTAATCTATGAAAATCTTTTTCTAAATTTTTAGTAGGTATATTTACACCTACAAAATCCCAATTCATAATTTTACAGATTTCTTCTGCCTTGGCATAATCATAAGATGGTTTGTTATCAAGTTGAAAACTATAACATCTTAATCTTTTAAAAGCAAGATGTGCAGCAAAGGCAACTGAAATAGAATCTACACCACCAGATAAAAGTATTGCCACATCATGCTCTGGTGCCTTTTGTTCTATGTGTTCAATGAGTAGTTTACCTATCAAAAGAAATCCTCTAAAGTTCCTTGAGTACCATAAGTTCTATCCACAGACCATCTTATCGTATTTAAAATTAATGTCAAGGGTTCAACAAAAACTTTTTCAAACTGTGTTTCATAATCTACAAAACTGTGTATATTAAACTCTTTAGGTAATTTAGTCATAAATGTAATTACATTTGAAGTAAAAGGGTTTGGTTGTTTAAGATATACAAACTTAATCTTATCACCTTCTTGTATCAAAGGATATTTGTTTATTAGTTTGTTTTGTTTTACTTTATGATTGTAAATCAAAGCACCTTTAACATGCATAGGTGTACTTTTCTTAAATGTAGTACCACTATCAAAATACTTTGACAAACCTTTTACTGACCTAGGAAAAGATATAAGTTCTGGATTAACATTTAAAAACTCTTCTCTAAAAGTTCTAATAAATTGATTTAATTCTTTTTCGTCACTTGTCATTATAAGTTCTAATGCATCTTTAATCTTTGCTCTACACATCGCAGGTGTTGAAGACTTAACTGCTTCAATACCCATAATCTTTAATTTAGATTCGTTATACGAAATACCTTCACTATTCCAGACATTTAGAATATATCTTTTCTTTGCAACCCAAATACCTTTATCTGCAATCACTTCTCGTTTCATAAACATCTTATTTGCAAATGCATTTGTATATTGTTTAAGTTCATCATACGATTTTGTAATATATGGTTCAATAGATTCTGATGCAACTTTGTCTAGAAAGTTTATTGTTTTACTTAACACATTATCACTTTTGATTGTTTCAGTAACAAGTTTATCCATAGTCAAGTAAACAGAATCGGTATCAGATGCAATTACATAATCATCATTTGTTTTTAAAATATTGTTTAGATATTTGTTAAGTTTGTTTTCAATCCAACGAATAGATAACTGACCACTCTTTGTGATACCTTCTGCAATTGCCTTGTCATAATATCTAAACCACTGATTACCTATTGCACCATAAGCAGAGTTTAAAGAAATCTTACGAGCCATCTGAATATTATTATATCGACTAATTAATTTTAAATACTTTTTATCTTTAGTGTCTTCGTATTCTTGTTGTGCAGATAACATTTTCTTTTTGTAAATAACTCGTTCATCATAAAGTTCTTGCATCATCTTTGGTAGAAAACCTTGTTTATCTGTTCTGAATAAAGCACCATTTGGTGTCATAGTAGTTTTGTCTGGTATATCTAATTTGATACCTTTTAACATATCGTCAACAGAAATATCTTGATGTTTACTTTTTAGTAATGTTTCTGGTGAAAGATTGTATTGCATAATCAAATGTGGATATAGTGAATTCAAATCAAACGACACTACCCATTTATGTAAACCAGTTTGTGGTTCTTTTACATATGCACCTTCATATTGTTCTTCTTTTCTATGTGAGGCTTTTTGTGGTATGGCAATCTTTCTCTTTCTCAAAAAGTTATAGATTAAAATATCCCAATATTTTACTTGGCCAAAGACATCAGTATAATTTACTTTGGCCTCATATGCCATTGTCAAAAGTAAACTAATCAAACCCATCTTATCTTCTAACTTATCAACAATTTCCACATCTTGTATATTGTAATCGATAAAAGATTGAAAGTCTTTTTCATACCATTCTTTAAATGTTTCATATGGGTTTTCGTCTTTTTGTTCACCAAGTTCTACTGAAGCAATGTGGTCAAGTCTATATGATTCTTGTTTTGTATATGTAAACTTTTGATAGAGTTGTAAATAATCAAGTTGTGATATGCCCATGATATCATAAATTAAATGATTACGACCCATTGAATAAATCTTTCTTGAACTAACATTACCCCAGGGTGATAATTCTCTCATCTTCGATTCACCACAAACTTTAAATATACGATTGCATAAATACGGAACATCAAAGAAGTCAGTATTCCAACCAGTGATAACATCAGGATAATTTTTTGTCCAGAAAGACATGAACTCTAAAATCAAATCGTGTTCGTTAGGACAACGAATGTATGTTACATCTTCTCTTGTATTCTTGTAAGGTTGTGTACCCCAAACAATAATCTTTTTTGATTGTTGATTTTTAACTGTAATTGATAATAATGGTTCTATTGCAGTTTCAGGATTAGGAAAACCATTATCACATTGAACCTCAATATCAATAGTAAATGTTAATATCTTATCGTTATTCCAATTTACTTTTTGAGGAAATGTATCTGAAATATAAGTATATGCAAATCTATCTAAACCATAGATTAAATGTGGTTGACTTTCATACTTGAGAATAAAGTCTTTAGCATCTTTAATTGTATCACACTTGTATGGCATAAGATTTTTACCATTAAGTGATTTCCAATCTGTCTGTTTTTGTACAGGCACAAATAGTGTAGGAGAATACTTAACTTTAAAATTAAGTCTTTGATTACCTTCAACACCACGGACTAAAAGAAAATTACCCCACTGCACCACATTAGTGTAAAAATTCATAATGTAATTATATCACCCTTTTTAATAAAAGTCAATCCTCAAATAATTCATCAACTTGTGGAAAATACTTTTTCATTGCAGCTACTAAATCTTCGTAGTGTGCAACTTCTTTTAATTCTTTTTCAATTTCACCAACAATATCTGCATGTTCACCTATACCAGTTGGATTAGAAAGTAACACCTCAACATTTGCAAGATGCTTTCTTATGTGACCTTCTGCATGAACTAAAAATGCTGATATTAACTTTTGTTTAATCGCTTTTTGATTCATCGTTTTCCTTTTTCTTTCCTATATTATATTTTGGTTCAAGAATCCATTCAGATTTTTCTTTGAACGAAATAACTTTAATTTGAGATAAAGGAGCCTTTGGCTCTGGTTCGCTGTCAAAACTAACTAGATTCCAATCTTTGAGTAGGCCTGCGATAGAATTTCTTCTACCTATATCATTTTCTGTAATATTGTGTTCTTTTCCGTCAAGGGCAAATAGTTCTTTGAAGTGAACTATGTAATACTTGCCTTGTTTGTGAAGAATATGACAAGATTGATATAATTTTTTTTCTTTTCTTGATGATACACCAATTCTTGAAAGTGTTTCCCTGACTTTTAAAAAGTCATCTGGTTCTTTCAAAGTTACTTCGAGCATCTTATCAAGAGTCCATAATGGTTCATTCATTTCATTCCACCTTTATTCAGTTTACTTTTGATGAATTCTATTTGTTCATCATCTAGTATGTCAAGAACTGATTTTGCTTTTGAATTACTATAATCATAATATTCTTTTACATACTGTAAATTTTTTTGTTTACTTTGTTTTATCCAAGGAGCATATCTTTTCCTTGTTCTAATAGTATTTAGTAAAAAGTCATACTTTAACTTTGAGTCCAGTATGTGATGGTGATTCATTTCGTTTACAAGTAAGATTGTATCGTTAAATGGTGCTAAACATTTATTGATAATAAATGAATTGTATTTTTTTTCATACATTTCATCTTCACTATCCATAACATTTTTTTTAGTAAAGTTAATTGAGTTTAAATACTCTTTTATTTCATATGCCATTACACTGGTGCACCTGTAATTTCATTTGAATCTTTTGTTGGAGTCTGTGCCAAAACTTTAGTGTCAGCAAGAATTGGTGCTTGTTTAGTTTCTATTTCAAAATTAGCAGATAAAGTTCTTCTTTCACCTTCACCATAAAAAGGTGACACTGCATGTTTCAACCAATTAGGAAACATTAGTAATTTACCAACTTCTGGTTTAACAAAAGATTCTTGTACTGGTTTTAATCTTTTAATATCTGCAGAACCATTTATACCCCAACTAAAAAAAGTAAAACCATCAGTGCTACCAGATGCACCATTTAGATTCAACTTCAAACCACCTTTGACAAAATCTTCAGCACTACCAGG